CACTCATATTGACCATAACGGTGATGTGGCCACTTGGTTACAACAGCACTTGGATGCTGGAGAATTACAACCACTGCAACAAACCACCACTAGAGAGATCATGGAAGTGGTGTTCGACAAATCAGTTGACCGTTACCTGATGGGCCGTACTGGATCGGAAGCAAAACGTATCAAGCTCATCATGGATAACATGGATGGGTGGGATCGTGAACGAGTGCGAATCAATGGTCAGCGTTCAAGAGGATACGTCAGGAAGTAAAGTGTTTGTTTTTCTACTGTCCCACCTGTCCCAGTGCTATAAACGCCTATGTATCAACGTTTTGTTGGGACAAAGTACATGTCCCACTGCTGTCCCAACATGTCCCACTGCTGTCCCAACATGTCCCACTGCTGTCCCACAACCTCATCGGGACACGTCCGGGACAGCTCGGGACACGTCTGTTGTCCCAGATAAACGCCTATATACCAACGTTTAGGAGCCCGGGACACGTGGGACACTTAAAAAACAAACAAGTTTAAAACTACGGAGGTTGAAAACAATGCTATATCCAGAAAGCACATGGGCTAGGTTTGAACAAGAATTCCCTATCCCTCAGAAGTATCGCAAATATTACGAGTACAAGAATTGGCACATTGAACCTAAGTCGCCCGGCCTTAGCCCATTTGAACAGGATCATCCGTTCGCGTTTATGCTGATGCCCGAGGACATGCAGAACGCTTTATATCTTTGGACTAAGGGACTGGCCAAGCGAAAGACAATCAACAGTGAGTACACATCGTATGGCATTAAACATCTGTTCACTGATTTGCCGGGTGGTTTCTACATTACTAACGGCATGATGAAAGGCGCACTCTTAGCAGCAGGATTTGAGATTGCTGACTATAGAGAGCTTAACTGGCATGCCAACATTTCGGGGCGAAGCATTAAAGAACAGATCAAGCTCGCGCCCCACATCAGCTAACAAGGAGGAATAGCATGAAGAACTATTCAATTGCCCGCCTGAACAAGGTGGCTGAAATCGGTAAGACAGTTAATCACAGGACTGGTGCAGGTATTAACATCTCTACATTTGAGTCGACTGGCACCCTGTTCTATGGATCATATAACCGCACTGTTACACAGACCTACCAGATCACGGGCACAGATCTAGCGGACACTATATCGATCGTAGTGCGCCACACTGACGCGATAGATGACAGCACACAGGTAAAACTTAATGGCACCCTGTACGCGATTCAGTCTATTGCCTACGATGATGATCCCAATGCATTCGATGTTGTGACACTCAAGAAGACAACCAAAGGAGCTTAGAACTATGAAACTATTTGAATATACTGCGTATCAAGGAGAACTAAACGGTGTCATCGACAAGTTCATGATGTTACACAGACATCAAGTTGAGTTTATTCGGGTATCCGTTACACCGAATAACCTTCTGACTGTTCAGCTTTACTATAGCGACGATAAGTCTGAGCCTGAAACGGTAGGCGTATTGGCATGATCATGAAGCTATGTAACCACGCTGGGTGCAACACCATGGTGCCGTTCAATCAACGGTACTGTGATAAGCACCAGCCAGAACCACGAGCGTCCGACAACGAACGCTACGCATATCGCAAAGCAATCGGTGGTCGTTACTTCAAGTTCTACAAGTCCAAAGCGTGGCGCAAGCTGTCTTACTCGTATCGTCTAGCACATCCACTGTGCGAGCGATGCCAAGCAAAGGGGTTATATGTACAAGCTGACGTGGTAGATCATATTGTGCCGATACGTGTGGACTGGAGCCGCAGACTGGACGAGAGCAACTTACAAAGTCTGTGTAATGCTTGCCACGGAACCAAAACGAAAGTAGAAGACGCGGCACGCTACCCCCACATGAATATGGGGGCTAGGTAATCTAGTTTTGGGAACCAAGCATAGGAGTTTCGTTGTTGAAAATCCGTGATAACCGTAATATATTATGTAAACTAGAAACAATGTGTTATAATTAAGTTAGATAAGTCTAATCGTAATTATAAAGAAAGGACGTGATCAAGATGGGAGCACCACTGAAATCTATTACGCAAATGCGCGGCACGATGAGCAAGAAGAAGCTCGCCGATCGGCGTGACATGGAAGAATCCCTGTTCACCTATCAAGAATTAGTTGACCAGCCCCCCGCATGGCTTGATGACTATGCCGTGACCGAGTGGCAACGTATTGTGCCGTTACTCAAGAAGGACATTCCAGTGAGCGAACTGGACGCTGCCCTGATTGCCAGTCATTGCCAAGCCTATTCTGACATTCAGAAAGCTGCCGAGCTGATTCAAGAACAAGGCATGATGGTTGAAACCACCGATAGTGTGAAAGCTAACCCAGCAGTAAAAATGAAACTTGATGCCACTAATCAGATGATCCGTATTGATGACTTGCTTGGCTTGTCAGTCTACAGCCGGGCAAAGTTGGCAGTGAAGAATGAGACTAAGAAGAAGCCTTACGATCCGTTCGCGGATCTGATGTCATCATGAACTATGCGGCTGAATACACTGACAAGGTGCTAAGCGGTGAGATTGTTGCTTGTAAAAAGATCAAGCAAGCTGCAAGACGTTATCGGCGGGACCTGAAAGCCAGCAAGCGCAAGAAGAACCCATGGCCGTATTACTTCGATGAGGACTTTGCCAACAAAGCCATTAAATTCATCGAACTGATGCCGGCACGTGATGGGTCACCGCTAAAATTAGAACTTTACCAAAAGTGGTTGGTTGCTGAGCTTTTCGGGTGGAGAGATAAGGCAACCGGCAATCGCCGTTATGATCGAGCCTATATATCGATGGCTAGAAAGAACGGAAAATCGTACCTAATGGCCTGCCTTGGCGCGCTGTATCTCCTCAGGGAGAACAAGCCAGCCATGAACCGAGAGTGTGTCTACACAGCCAACAGCAATTCCCAAGCACATTTAGCCTTTGATATGTTGTCTAGTGGTTTGCGTCAGGTCTCTAAGGTGTCTGAGTCAGTGCGTGATCGTTTGAAGATCAACCGTAATGAAATCATCGACTTGCAGAGCAACAGCCGAGCCGTTCCGCTTGCGTCTGATCTGCACAGCCTAGATGGTTATCAAAGTGACTTGGCTATTATTGATGAGTTCGCCTTGGCTCGTAATGATGAGATTCTACGAACACTCAAATCCGGCCAGATCAACAGTGAAAACAGTTTGCTGGCCGTCATCTCGACCACGGGACCAGACCTGAATGGTCCTATGTATAAAGAATATAAATTCGTTTCCAAAGTCCTAACCGGTCGCGAACAAGCAGATCGGTATTTTATTGCCGTTTTTGAGCAGGATAGCAAGGATGAAGCCTTTGCACCAGAGACTTGGGAGAAGTCCAATCCACTACTGGCTAATGCTGAAAGAGCGAAGACAATGCGGCCTAGCTTGCAAGCTGATGTTGATCTAGCAGCCAAGCAAGGAACCCTAAGGCCAGTTCTCGTCAAGAACTTTAACACTTGGCAATCAGCCAGAGCAGACAGTTACATCAGTCTGGACGACTGGGAAAAAGCCACTACCGAGCAACCAGACACCAAAGGAAAAGACGTGTATATCGGGCTGGACCTATCCAAGTCTAGCGACCTGACTAGCATTTCGTGGCTGGTTCCAGAAGATGGCTACCTGTATGCTGACAGCCATTCATTCGTAGGAACGAAGTACGGGCTGGAAGAAAAGATCAAACGTGACGGGTTCGATTACATCGCTGGAGAACAGCGCGGCGAGTGCAGCATCACCAAACTGGAGAGCGGCATGATCGACTATGACGAGGTGCTCCGCTTCATTCTCGACCTGATCGAGCGGAACCAGTGGAACGTTCGTGCCATCTGTTACGATCCATGGTCTTTTTCATACCTTCTACCAGAGTTTGAAAAGCGTGACTTGCCAATGGTTGAAGTGCGCCAAGGTAGGCTTACGTTGTCGATTCCGACCGTTAGATTCCGTGATGATCTCTTCAATGGCAAGTTAAAGCACCCTGATAATCAGTTACTGGCCTATGCGGTGAACAACGCTATTCTGAAATACGATTCCAACAATAATGCACTGATAGATAAGGCAAAGAACGCCACTAAGATTGATCCACTGGCAGCACTGATGAATGCCTACACGATTGCAATGAATTCAATCACGACAACAGAAAACAGTGAGGAGATGAACCGGTTCTATGCGAGCGATGACTTTGGTTTTTAATGTGCAGACCGTGCTATTACTGCTGGGGCTGATCTGTATGGTTGTCGGTATCTGGTGGCTGTTCGGGTTTGGCGTTGGTATGTTAGCAGTCGGCACGGCCTTGATCTCCGTCGCAGTCATCATCAACTTCAACAAAGGGAGGTGAAACAATGAGCTTTTTCACGAATGACACAACAAAACCACGCGATGACAACAGCGACCCGTTCTTAGATGCGCTTGTCAGCATGACCACCAATGACAGC